AGAAGGAAATCTCAGACATTGCAATTGCATTGACCGCGCCTAAGCCTGCGACTGCGCCTGCATAGATTGTTGAGATTTTTATTTCTTGCGGTGGGATAACTTGTGGGAAAGAAGGTTGAACAAAGCCGTGACTTATTCCACCTTCATCTCCGCTAGGTGTATCGGGCTGAGTGTTTGCATTTGCTGATAAGCCACCAAGTTCGGCTTGCATAGTCACGAGGTGCGTGACTAATGAACTTCCGCTTGATGATATTCCACCAAGGTCAGCACTTGCCGAAACAATGATGATTGGCCCAAGTAAATCTGTGTCTAAGACACCTTCATCAAGAAGAAATTGGGCTGCCATACTAGGAAGCCAAAGTTAATGATGCAGTTAGAGAGCCACTTGGAATGGTATAAGTATCACCTGCAACATAAGCATTGCCAGTGATAGAACCACTAAATAAGAAATTGCCAGCAGAAGCATTATCCCAAGCAGAGAAAAAAGTAGCATCTTCAGAACCCGCAATGTTTGTCCAAGTGACAGCAGCATCGGATACGACTGATCCACTTGAAGCACTTGCAAAGGTTGCTTCTTGACGAGTTGTTTCAGTTGCAGCATTGGCAGTTCCATTCGCCCCTGGCTCGCCTGTATGAAGTTTGATGTAAACATTGGCAGTTGAAAAGGACACGCCATTTGCAACAGCATCAAGGAATTTGTTTGCTAAATAAGAACTAAGACCTGTCGCCATTATTCATCCCCCTCAATAAACTCTTCAATGACTTCAGAGATTCGACCTTCTGAGTCACGGATAACTTTCTTGCGAACCTTGCGCCGGTCAATTTGATTTGTGACTTCAACTGTTGGCGAGGCAACATTGACAGTTGGCGCTTCAACGCGAACTTCAGGTGATTCGAGCATAACCATTGCAGGTTCGATGTTCACATTTGGAGCTGCTACATTGACGACAGGCTCAGGAACATTGACAACAGTTCCATTATTGCGAGCCTCTCGAACATCATAAGCAGCCGCAGGGTCGTTAGGGTCAATCTGTGAAATCGGTTGAAGTTGAGAACTTGGAACGCCTGTGTGTGCAATAGGAATCATCTCAACCGCCTTGAGGACTTCTTCAGGGTCAAAGCCAACTTGAACAAGTTTGCTCACAATGTCAGCTCTTAGATTTAGGCCGACATCTTTAGCATCAGAGGCATCGATGTTCTGTAAAGGCACGCGGAACTGATCGCCTGCTTCACCTATTGGCGACAAATCTTCGACTGAGCGAACATCGTTTAGAGATAAGAAACCTTCACGAAGGCCTTTTGTGTAGGCATCGTATCGCTCAAGAGTTGTGCCTCTTAGAAGAGCATCAAGATTGAACTTGATAAATCCATCAGGCTCAGGCAGTAAGTTTGAAAGGCTTTGTTCTAGGCGCTCAAGTAATGGGCGAAGGCTATGTTGAACAAAGGAAAGATTCTGAGCTTCAACGGATGCAAATGACATTGCGCCTGAAACAGGATGACCAAGAAGCGAGATAGGACAACGGAAGATTCTCCCGATTTCCTCAACCCCAAATCTGCGAGCTTCTAGGAGTTGTGCATCAGATGCGTTCAAGGTCAAAGGCTTGAAGGCTGCTCCACCTGAGAGAATGCCAATCTTGCCTGCGCGATAAGGGCCTGTGTGACTGATATTCCAATCACGGCCAATATCTTGTGCCTGCTCTTGGGTTAACTCTCCTGGAACCTCAATAACTCCGCCAGGGTTTGCAGCGTTGCCAAAGTAGGAAGCAGCATAAGTTTCTGCTGCCATTGCTCCACCTATTGAAAGGCGACAAGCAGCAACAGGGCCAAGACCATAATGTGATCCTGGCAGACGAAACATTGGGATATGCAGAATCTCTCTGCCGGTCAGAATCTCAGTTTTGACTTCGCCTTCTTCGCGGATAGTTATTTCATAAACCAAAGGCTCATTTGGGCCAAGTCTGCGAATGCGAACTTCGTGAGGATTTAAGCAATAAAGTTCAAAGACCTCATCGTTCTCATCGCGCACTGTAAGAATGTAGGCGTTGCCGTGTAGATTAAGAGAAGCTAAGACTTGCTCAAAGAACTCAATGCGTGAGGCTTCAGGGTTTGGTCTATTGACCCAAGCAGGTGTTTCGCCATAAACAGCAGCATAAGAAATGCGGTTGCGACCTCTGCGAACATAAGCGCCAAGAGGAAGCGATGAAATCGTGTCACCAAGCAAACGGACACAAGCATAAACAGTTGACATTCTGATTGCTGAATCAGGTGTGACATCGACTCCTGATGGAGCCATAAAAGCAGGGCGACCAGGAACTAATGGCTCTACCCATTGCGAGTTCATATTCTGTCGCTTCTCGCCTTGAATGCGAATGCGCTTTGAAATTCCCATCAGTTAGCCTTCTCCGTTATCCAAACTAGAAATGACCCCAAGCAGACAAGAGCAAGAGGAACTGAGAACATTGCAAGACCTGTCGTGGCAATTACCAACCCACTGACACCGACTAGCATTGACACATCAAGTTTTTTCATAAGGCCTCTCAGACTTGTATTGAAAAGAATTGAGCCACAGGTGGCTTCGGCGGTGGCGGTTGCGTGGCGCGGTCATAGCCAAAGATTGCTGCAACTGCGGCATCGACCTTGCGCCTTGCAGATGCCTTGGCCACCATCACACCTCGGCTTGATTGTTTTGTGACACAGTTTGCGATGTGTCTTGCAAGACCCTCATTGCCATCGTGAGTGAATGATTGGTTGATGACACCTTCGTAGAATTTAGCTGTGGCAGGAACCATTCGCTCTGCTGAGTTGGGGTAAGCCAAAACAGGCAATCCCTCTTCATCGAGAACCATAAATGTTCGGTTCCATCTTGCGGGGTCGAAAACAATTTCCCGCACAGTAATTCTGTTATTTCGTGCAGTAGAGATAATGGCTTGTTCGACTTCTGCGACAGGAACAAACCAACCTTGTTCTGCATTATCAGGCTTCTCCCATAATCCAATGACTGAACAATGTGGTCGCTCTCCACCTAGATACCAAGCGATTAAAGCAGTTGAGTCATTTGAGAAAGAACCATCAAAGGCAAGGACTACATCTTCGCCAGGAATGTGTGGTCTGCCTTCGTAGATAAGAGCTTCCCAAGAACCTTGCGGAAGCCAAGCAGTTGTGGTGCTAACAAATGTGTTGCATCTCTTGGTGCGAAACTCTGCTTCAGGTGTTCGCAATACCGCCGACTCAAAATCTTGAATGTCAACAATATCGCCAAGACCAGGATTTGCCTCTGCCCACACTTCAGGTTTTCTGTGGTCGGCATCGGCTGCTGTCGGCTCCCACCAAGCAAAGAAAAATGATGGGTCAACCTTTTCGCCTTTAACTAATTGCTGCCCATATTGGTAGAGCGAGTAGCAGAGCGAGTCTTGACCTTGCGAGTCGCTTTTAACGCCCGCAGTTGTAATGCCGAAAAGTAAAGAATCCGCACGAGCGCCACCGGCAAGGGATAGCGTGTTCCATAAATCCCACGATGGTTGCGCGTGAACTTCGTCAAAAATAACAAGCGGTGAAGGGTTGAGTCCTTCTTTTGTGTAAGCCTCGGCAGAGAGGACACGATACACACTCGCCTTCTCTTTGAACTCTATTGCATCGCGGTAGAGAGTGAACATTGATGAAAGTTCTTCATCTAATTCAATCATTCTTTTGGCAGTTCCAAAGACGATTCGTGCTTGATCTCTGTCTGCTGCGCAAGAATAAATCTCAGAGCCATTGCCACCAAGAGTTAAACCTGCAAGACCCATTGAAGCTGCAAGTGCTGACTTGCCATTCTTGCGAGCCATTCCAACAAGCGCGGTTCTATGACGAAAACGCCCATCTTCACGGCGAGCAAGAGCGTGGCTTAGAAGTTGCTTTTGCCAATCTCTCAAGAGCAGAAGTTTTCCGGCAGGAGAAGCTACGGAATCTTTCGTGACTCGACAGACGGCCTCTGCGAATTTGGCGTAGATAGCGCCATCGCCCAAGTCTTGTTCTGACTGTGGCACTGGCGTTAGCCAACGCGGTGGCCAACTACTTTGCGACATTTTGATTTTGCGAAATCAGCTCTTCGAGTTTAGTTCGAGCTTTCACTTCCGCAACCCCCATTTTGCTTCGATCAACAGGAGTCAGTCCTAGTTGGCAAAGCAGTTTGAAAATCTCTGTTTCAATTGTTGAGAGCATTCCGAATAAAGGGTTGGCATAGGCGTAGCCCTTGTCGGTGTAAAGAACGAATTGGCTTTTCTTTAGTTGCTTGGCGATTTCTTTTTGCCTTGCCATTTTCTCAACCAAAGAGGTCAGCAAATGTTCATCGGTCACAGCAATCCAAGGTGCGAGCTTGCGCATCTCTGACCATTTTTGCTTTTGGACTTTGCTCAAATGCCTTGGCGGTTCGCCTGATATTTGTGGAAGCATAATTAAATTCTTTTTGTCGGGTAGTTTTCTACCGCTTGGATTACCCAATAAACGCTTGACTTCATTTGGCTTTGGCTGTGGCCCTGGCATTACAAATCAACACTCACTTGAATTAAACCCCCATAGGTTGTATCTTGCTACTCTGTGCGAGAAGGAATACGCGGGGTGCTTTACCCGCTTGTTTCCTAGACTTTTTACCCATACCCGTAGATGCCACGGGGGGTTATTTTAATTATTTATGTTTTAACCTTTTGATGAATTACATTTGCGACAAAGCACTTGGATATTTCTTAACTCTGACTTGCCACCAAGAGCCAGGGGAATTATGTGATCCGCAGTTAAGTCATAAGGCGAATGGCACCGCAAACAAAATGGTTGCAATTGGCGGGCGAGCTTTGATAACTGCTGCCACTTGTAATCATAACCACGCTCTTGTCTTGATGGTCGTTGTGCTTCTCTTTTGCGTTTGCATTCCACACAAAGATAAGAGTTGCGAACAACAGTTCCACATTGTGCGCAGGGTCTAGGAAGTAATCCCATCGTGCTTCACCAAATATTCTATTGCCATCGCTAGGTAGGTAGGTGAGTCAAAGAAGAATCCAAGACCCTTGTTGCAGTAAGAACAAATGACACCACGCACTGACATCGTTTCGTGATTGTGGTCAATGATTAGTTTGCCATTGAATTCTTCTGATGATATGCCGCAGATGGCACACTTATTGCCTTGCTTCTCTAAGATGTTTTGATAGTTTTGTTGCGCTTCTCGCAAGAACTTTCTATGTAGCTGACGACAAGACTTGCAGATGTTGTGTCGTTTATTTGTTGCTTTGTTTGTAAAACGAAAATCTGTTATCGGCAAATCAATCTGACACTTGCGACAGATGCGCCTGTCATTCCAATTCCTCGTCATCATCATCCGTTCCAAAGCCAGCAAGACGATCCTCGGCTGGAAGAGAGAGATAAGATTGGAGAGTCGCTTGGACTGCTCTGCTTAGTAATGAATCAATAGCATCAAAAGAAAGGTTTTGATCTGTTGTCATCTCTGTTTCAACATCGCCAATGCTGATTGTTATGCTCAACATTTGACTTCCAATCTCAAATCAAGAAGGTCGTCTATAAACTCGTCAACAATGTCGCGTTGGCGTTTTGTGTAATGAGGAAGGTTTCTTGCCTTGGTAGCGTGACCAAGAGCTTCATCGATTTCGTTGATGGATTGTTCCGAGATAGGGAACTCTGATAACGATAGTGTAGCAGAGAACCTTGACAACATTCTAGGCATTTTCTGCTCTCACTTTCATAAGTGCTTGAAGGTCATAGGTTGACCCTCTTTTCTCAATACTAAACTTTTTTACTAATCGATAAACCTCTCGCTCTGTCATTTGTAGCCAAGCAGAAATGGCTTCTACATCGAGAAAGAATCTGCGATTTGGATTGCTCATTGCTAGTGCCACCAATCTCAAGACCGACCAACTTTGTTTGCATCCAAAGCAACTGACATCTTGTGACAACTGTTCAACATCGATAACAACAAAACGATTGCAGTCATCAGTTGGACAAGGAATCCTTCTTGCCTGCTCTTTGAACTTCTTGGCAGCCGCACGACCCCTAGCGTGTAGCTGCCAAACTTCCCCTGCAAAGTCTAACGCCCAAGGTTGCAACAATGTCCAAGAAAGGTGGGCAATGTGAAACTCACAGGTGGCATCTACCTCAAGGTCTGTGGTCGGCTCACGCTTGACCAGCGCAGGCGGTGTCAACTGCCTGTCGCGCCTGATAATCGCCTCCCATCCGTGAAGGATGGCAAGAAGGTCGGTTGCCATAGAAAAATCCAAGGCATTGACATTGATACCGATAGAGCGTTCGGCGCTGACTACGCCACTGCCGGTGCGTGATGGCTCAAGGTAGAAACCCGATTCAAACTGCAACTGTGGCAACTCCTTCAAGATAGCTCTAAGGCGACCAAAGCAACTTCGACATTCGCCTTCAACGCTCTTCTTACAGATTACGCATTCCTTCAAAACACACACTCCTGACTCATCGCCTTGCCTGTGGATAACTTTGCCCAATAGTCGGGCGGTGTGACTTCAAAGAGTTTCAATGATGAGCAGTGATGCTCTGCCAAGATGAC